AGGCTGGAGCCCAAGTTAGCCAGTACGGCGCCTTCCCAGGCGCAGTACTTAAAGAACTTTCTGTTTTCATAATCGAAAGGCGAAGCCTTCCGGGTATGGTCCTCCGAAAGTTCAGTGGGTCCGAGCCAATCCCAATAAGGGAGAGATTTTCGGACTACTTTTATACGACCTACTCCATCCAATTCCCTAGGCATGATGAATGCCTTCGGGTAATTGACTGGATCCAACTCTCGAGTTGAATCCGTTTCAGATTTAAAGAGTAGATCTTCACGTCGTGCAAACCCGCCCAAGTAGCAAACACCCCAGCCACTCTCGTTATAATGAGAATAGCCAAGGAGTCTGCTCTCGTCCATCGACTCGGGGACCTTAAGTTTTCGACTCATCTTTATCAGTTTTCGATAAGAAAACCAATATCGAGCATCGACCTTAGGGAACGTTAGAGTAAATGGAACTTGAATTCCACAATCAATGCTTTCAGAGATTGGCACTCTGAGCTTTCGCCCAGCGAATCTCATCAGTTTAGAGATCGTGTTAGGTAGGCGGACTCCGGACAAAGCAGACCATCTGTTGAGACGGTTGATCGCCGAGTACACGTCAAAAACAGTCTCTAGGCTTCTGATATAAACACCGCGGACAAAATCCCCGTTGTTGTAATCATAACCGCAAGACTCGCGAAACGTGCCGCTATTAAACGATTTATCTTCGTTTACCTTGAAACCTAACTTGGTTAGTCCTCGGACAAGAAAGGGGTAAGCCTCTCTCTTGACGATAATATCGTCGCCGAAAACGCCAAATTGAGTTCGAGGGCAGTATGAATCGAGATTCATAAGCTGATAGACTGCACGAATAGCGCACGCGAATATGATAGTCTGAAGGGGAAAGGTAAAACCATTCCCCATCGTGCTAATCATATTCAGATCGATCTCCGAACCGTCTGGGAGAACGGTTCGTTCACTACGGAAATGTCGAAAGTAACCCAAAAGGTTACTAGGGCAAATCCGTTGAACGAGCGACCATGAAATGCTATCACTCGCAGACTGTAGATCTATGGTTCCAAAGGAACCGTCGATACTACCGACGCGAGCTAATTCCCTGTTGTGGTCCGGTTGGGTCTTAAGGCTTACGCCGAAAGACTTAGCAAGACACGACTCGAGGAAAGCACCGAGGGCCTTTTGTAACAACATGTTTACAAGAGGCTCAGTACAGCAACTTCGCGAGATTTCTGCTGTCTTTGGGACGAAGAACAAGCGATTACTCGTAACTATCCTTTCTCCAAACTTAAGTGAGCGCTGCATTTCTGCGTCTGCCCACATGTCGGAGTCAGAGATAGCTCCCCGATAAAGGGAGAGCAGGTAAGGAGAGCTAGCTGTAATCTGCGAGTTAAATAGCTTTGTGTAAAAGCTATCGTTCTTACAGTGTAGACTAGCACCCGGACCTGCCGCAAACTTCTCTCTAATAAAAGAGAGATCGAAG